CGTGCCGTGGTATCTGGAACGGTTCAAACCGCTAGCCGAGCTGGACAACCCGATGACGGTTTACACCAGCGAGACGTTGAAGCCAGAAATCGAAAAACTGCTGGAAGGCAGGGAGACACCCGCATACATCGACACTTCGCTGGAAGGCGAGGTGCAGAGAGTGGCGGAAGTAATCGCCGAGAAGTACGCAGATAAAACGGTACAAGAGCCGCTGACTATGCCATACATCGCGATGATGTGGTTGAAGACGCTATTTGTCACCAACGCCGCAGATAATTATCCCCAAGCCACCCATACAGCATGGGTTGATTTTGCAGCGCTTCGCTGGTATGGCAAGGTAGAACAAACCCCTACTGTTCCGCGCGCGTGGGAGTACGAGTTCGCCGACTATGTTGCGACCTTTTTCGAGTCTGGCGGGCGGCTTTCTGGCAGCACGTGGGTTGTGCCGACACGTCTAGCCAACGACTTCCTGCACCTTTTTGTTTACGGGGCAAAAACCCTTGCTGAGAAAGACGGCATTATTTACGACGACGAATACGTCTGGGGCTATCTCATTAACAACAAACTAATCCCTTCCATTGTGCTTTCTTTGGGAGCACATAATTGGTTCGGCGCAATCCACAAATACAACGGAGTTAATTATGACTGAAGAACATATTTACAGCCTTTTTCTAGGTATTAACAAATATACCCCGAAGGAATTATTATCCCTGTGGGATAAACTGAAAGACGATATTCGCACCAACGCAGACAAGCAGCAACTCATTATCCGTATGTGTGTAGAACGCGGGCTTCCCCGGTTCTTCACGACGTCAGCCTCGATGGGCGTGCTGCACCCGGTCATCGCCACTATGCTGGAAGAATCCCCGGATGGTACGACGCGCTATTACGAGAGCTTCTACGAGCATCTGGCGCGTGTGCAGGGGCTTCTGTGCATATTCGCTATGTATCCGACCTACTACACGCCTGAACCGGATAAGCCGGAGCGGTACGCCAAGTGGGAGTGGACAGGCAACCCGGTGAACGTTACCCACCTGAAGCGCAACAAGTGCTTCCTGACGAAAGTAGACGCTACCGCAGCAGCAAAGCCTGAACAAGAAACCCACCTAAAAGATGCGCTGCGTATCGGGCAGGCATACTACGTCCCCATACCATGTGAGACGTGGTATTACCGTGAGTTCAAGTGGGAAGGCGATGCTGACGATGTTCGCCTGTTCCGCCGTGGGCTGGTGTATCTCTCACAGGATGAGGCGGTAGCCCGCGCCAAGAGGATGCTTCACGATGATTGACTTCATCCTTTCCCACGCATGGGACTGGTTCATCGGCAGCCTGTGCTTTAGTCTGGTATGTGCGGTGTTCGCGATAGCTTTCGCGGGCATCGCCCTACTTACCGATGCGATGTTCTGGAAGCGTAAATAACTAACTTAGACGAGGGACTTATGAAATTCAAACACAACCAAAAACTTGTTTTGTTCTACGGGAATATCCTGCACGTTAATGCTGACGTGGTGTATCTCGCTGCGGACGATAATGGAGATGTTTTTGCTCACACTAGTGAACCGTCTATTGTGCAAGGTGAGTGGATGGGTGAATACCCATACGGTTACAGCACAGGGTTAATGGCTACTTTTGAAACAGGAGAGAGCTGGAAAGATACCTTGACATACTGTGAAGGGGGTGGTCAGGAGTGGATGCTCGACCTCAAAACCAAGATAGCTGTGGGATATGCGTTGCTGGAAGCGGGTGCTATTAAACGGCAAGATGCCTTATGTAACGTTATTGATTCTTTTCCGCTTGGGAAACGTTTTCTTAGCCAGCACTGGGATGCTTTCCGTAAGCATTCGGGTGTGGATACTGTGGCGAGCAAGGAATTTCTTGATATGTTGGAAGCGAAATCCGCGATGCCAATCTTTATCGACGCAGAGAAACTATCCCCTCCCGAAGACGACAGCCTTCTTATCCGTGACTATTATGGTAACGAGCTTGCCATTCCTGGGTGGGTGCAGTTTATCGCTATGGGTAAGGACGGCAGAGTGCGAGCGTATGAAGCACAACCGGAAACGGTAGAGGGTGGCGGTTATGATGGTACGTGGTCAACGCGCGGAAGGGGAAATTCGTTCATTGTAGGTTGGCGCAGCCAGAATACCGCCGAAAAGGAATGGCGCAATAGTCTGCGGGAGGTGCAGAAATGAACGAAGCACACCCCCTCTTATGGGTGCAAGCGCTTGATGTGACGACGCTGATAACAGCCGCAGGCTGTTTGCTTTGGGCATTCCATAAAGAAGTGGGGGCGGTTGTGTTTACGCAGCAACCGTATCCCAGTGCGCGGTTGATTGGCGGTGTTATTGCGGTAATCGGCGTATTGTTAATGAACGCTATCGGTATAGTGTTCGCGACGGAGGCGTGGAGCTGGTTTGTTTTTATGCAGTTTGTGCTTTCTGTCAGCGCGGCTGTTATACGGGAGATGGAGAAATGAAACTTAAAACACCTTATAAGACCGTGATGTTTTATGGTAATGCCCTACGTATCAATGTTAATGCTAACTGGCTAGCTGTTGATAAAGACGGAACAATTACGGCATTCACGGATAAACCATGCGTTATCGGTAGCGTATGGGATGTGACGGGCGGGGAGATTTGGAATATTGACGCCCGCGCAAAATTCGAAGACGAGAACTGGAAAGACACCCTTACCCACTGCCCGCACGACCAGAAATGGATGATTGAGGAGGCTGCCAAACTGGAGCAGGCGTGGAATTTGCACGTGATTGGGCTACTCCCAAGCGAGGCGAAAGAACTCGAACTTAACAGCCTTGCGGACGCCCTATCCTATCGGGCTGAAGGTAATACTTTGCAAGCTACATGGGACAGTTGGATGAAACACGCAGTGTCGAGATTTCTACATGATGAGGATTTTACTAAAGAATTGTATAACCGATTATTTGCTAGGCATAAAGAACCAGAATCTCGCATAGTTAAAGACTACTACGGTTTGGATGTAATTGTACCCGGTTGGACAAGATGGATAGCTATGAACTGCAACGGGTCTGTTATGGCGTTTGAAGTGCAACCGGGCATAACGCCGTGGGACATTTGGGGGAACGCCATACACGGCAAGTCCGGCGCATCAACGCAGGTCGCTTGGCGGGATGAATCAACAAGTGTAGCAAACTGGCGAGATAGCCTTCAGGAGGTGCGGGTATGAGCACAACAATACTAAACCCCGGAAGCGATGAAGCAATCGAACAAGGCTGCATCTGCCCTGTACTCGATAACAATCATGGGCAGGGAGCAGATGGAGGATACTGGTGGATTACTCGTGATTGCCCGTTGCATGGGGCGAAGGAGAGAACAATGAAACACAGACACTTTAGTCACCGCTCTACGCGGGTAGTCAATTACTACGGCGTGAAAATCAGCATCCCCTCAGACCATGAGTGGGTGGCAACCGATGACGACGGGAGCGTGTTCAGCTACCCGATAGAGCCGGAAGAACAGCACGGGGTATGGGTAGTCCCGCAGCGCTACGAAATAGATGCCGTGCGTATCGGTTCGTTTGAGCCGGGTGTTGACAACGACATTATCAACACCCTTCGCCATTACCCGATAGAAGATGAATAATGGAGACACAAATGATTGATAAATACCAATTAGGTCTAGCCGAAGCGCAACTGCTTGGCTACTGCCATTGCCGTGACGGATATAACCTAGCGACGTTAGTAGATGCGATGGGTCTAACACTTACAGAGGGGAAGGAGTTGCAAGACAATTACACTTTGCACTATTTGGATGATGACGAACGCGAAGCTATTACCAAGCAACTGACAGGAGATAACTAATGAACGACGACCTGCGCGAACTACAAAAAGAAGAACTCCTTGCCAAGCTAAAAGAACTGCAAGCGTTTCTAGTCAAAGAATCGGACGAATCCATCTCCAAAGCCGACCCACATAAACCTTTCAAAGACTATTACGAAGGTGCATTCCGCGCCTACGAATTAGCTGTTTACAAAATGTACGACATTTTCGGGTTAGAACCGCCAGAAGGGTGGGGAAAGACAACCTCACCTAAGCTGGAAAACTTCTCCCCCCGCCCCATGCGGGAAGTCGAATACTTTGGTGAGAAAATCAGCATCCCCGTGTATCATAAATGTGTAGCGACATGTGCGGATGGTAGCATTTATAGTTATGTTGATGCGCCAGAGTATAAGGGTGGGATATGGACAATAGGCAGGACTGACTCTGCTGCGGTTCATGTGGTTGGATACTGCATAAATATAGGTGTGCATCATGCAGTAAACAGCTTGCGCATTTACCCGAATTAAAACTAATAACGGAGAAAACAAATGACCCCGACTGACCTTTACCGCGACCCGTCCAAAATCAACTGGGGATTGCCCATCGTTATAGACTTTGAAACCTACTACGACAAGGATTATTCCCTTTCAAAAATTACCACGGAGAAATATATCCGCTGCAATCAGTTTGAAATGATTGGAGTTTCGGTGAAGGTCGGCAGCAACCCTGCCAAGTTTTACCGTAGGGAAGAAGGGTTACCTTATATCAAAGAATTAGTCCAAGCCTATGAAACTTCACCGTTTATTTCCCACAACTGCACCTTCGACCAGGGCATACTAGGACTGCGTTACAACGTCCACCCGCTGTTCACCGTGGACACCGTTATCATGGCGAAATTGTCCGCGCTAGACCGCGTAGCAGGCGGTAAGAGCCTCGCTAAATTGTCCGGCTGGATGCAGGCGCAGGGGCTTGTAGCAGAGCAGAAACGCGGGACTGTCCACGATATGTTAGGCGTTCACGCCGACGACATGACCGAGGCGCAGTGGCAAGCCTACGGAGACTACTGCATACTCGACAGCGACTTGGGCTACGAGCTTTACAGCTATATGCTGCCCATGTGTCAGGTGAGCGAGCTGCTGATGAGCGACCTGACGACTAAAATGTGGACAAAGCCAGCATTCGACCTCGACGTGCCGCTGCTACAAGACTACGCCGTGCGGCTGGAAGCAGAGCGGCAGAAAAAGTTGTCCGAGCTGGCAGCGGTGCTAGGCTTTACCGACCTCGATGACCTGCACAAGAACCTGCGTAGCAGCTCGAAATTCGTCAAGCTGCTGGAAAATCTGGGTGTGGATTGCCCGATGAAGTGGAGCGAGAAAAAGAAACAGCTAATTCCTGCGGTAAGCAAGACCGACCAAGAATTTTTGGCTCTCAAAGACCATGACGATGAAACGGTGCAGTTGCTGGTTGAAACCAAACTAGGCGCGCAGTCCAGTATGGAAGCGACCCGCACCCAGACGTTTCTGGATATTGCGAGTCGGGGGCTTGCGCCGATTTACCTTTCCTACGCCGCTGCCCATACGGGGCGCTTTGGTGGGGGTGAAGCCTGTAATTGGCAGAATCTATCGAAGCGTTCTAAAGAACCAATCTTACGCCAAAGTATGCGGGCAAAGCAAGGGCATATCGTATTGCCGACGGACAGTAGCCAGATTGAGTTGCGGGTAAACGCCGTGGCGTCCGACCAGCAGGACTTGGTAAAAGTCTTCCAAGACGACCTCGACCCCTACGTGGATATGGCGGCGGCGATTTACCACAAAACCTACGATGAAATCCTGCACGCGGCGAAGGTGGAGAAGTCCAAAGAAGGTAAAGCCATGCGCCAGATGGGTAAGCTCGTCTGCCTCGCGGCGGGTTACGGTATGTCGGCTGCTACGTTTAAGTACCGGATGTTACTGGAGAAAAACCAAGAAGCAGCAGATATGGCAGACGAACTTATCGCAGCTTTCCGTACCAAGAACCACAAGATTGTCCAGTTCTGGAAGACCTGCCAGCGTGCGCTGGATGTGATGTACGGCGGGCAGCAGATGTGGTTCGGCGGTGCAGATGACCGGATGTTTTTCGCTGACGGCACAAGCACCTTCCACGGGGTAGTTATACCCTCTATCTTGTTCCCGAACGGTACGCGCATCTGGTATCAGAACCTGCGCCGGGAAGCCGATGAGGAAGGTAAAACCAACTACGTGTACGACCAGATGAAAGGCAGAGGGATGATGAGTAAACGCATCTGGGGCAGCGCCCTATCGGAAAATCTTGTGCAGAAACAATCATTTGACATTCTCAAATGGCAAGCGCTAGAAATCGCCAAAGCAGGCGTGCCGATAAACCTGAACGTACATGACGAGTGGGTATCAGTCGTGCCAGAACGGGATGCAGCGGCAGCGGCGATTATCCATTGCCGGGCGATGAAAACCAGCCCGCCGTGGTTTCCGCAGGGCGTCCTCGACTGCGAGGTGGACGTCGGCAGGAATTACGGCAAGTTAGTCACGATACACCCGGAGAAATATCTGTGAGAACAAGCATCAACAATCTGCACTACGCCAACCGCTTCCTCGCATGGCAGCAGCAGGTGAGTGCATACAAAAACGCCTATCGGTTCAGGTTTAACTACGACCTCAACGCTACCAGTAAGAGCGTGACGTTCCGGGACTACCGGGTGAACTTAGCGTGGATGGCATTTCGGGCAGGCTATCAGCAAGCCCTTGACGATGTAAACGGAGAAAAGAGATGAATATGAAACCCTTAGACTGGACGTTCGACTGCGGTGTCTGGAGTGCAAGTGTTATGGGGCTGCAACTGGCGGTCGTGCAGGACGCCGACGGTACTTACATGGCGACGTGTTCCGGTGGGTCTGCCCGCCCGGAAATCCAAAAAGGATTCGGCACGCCACAGGACGCCCGCTTCTACGCGCAGGATACGATGCTGCGCCGGGAGTATCAGAAATACTTTGCCACGCCGGAGTGGTCTGAGGACGACGTGCTGGACGGCATCGCCGAGTGGTTTGCCCGCGCCGTACCGACACCTGCGCTGCGTAATCAGACAGTGCAGGCAGGATGCTTGTTCGAGGAAGCCGCCGAGCTGGCAGAAGCTCTGGGCGCAGAATGCCCGCACATTAGCGACCTCGCCGACGAACTGAAGCAGGGCGTGTCCAAGTTCGACCCCGCGCCCGTTCCGACGCTGGATGCCCTGTGCGACCTCATCGTGACCTGCGTCGGGCTTGCCTACATGATGGGGTACGACCTGCACGCGGCGTTGGAGGTGGTAAACGCTTCCAACTGGAGCAAGTTTGAGGATGGACAGCCGGTGTTCGATGAACGAGGCAAAATCCAGAAAGGCAAAAACTATCGCGCACCATCGCTGGAGGCATTTGTATGAGCGTGGAATATATCGACCACATGGGCAGCGACGACAGCGTTGTCCGTGCTGCACGGGTTTCGTTTGACAAATCCCCGGAGCTTTATACTGATGAGGAAAACGCCCGGCTCATCGCCTATCTGGCGCGGCACGGGCATGAGATTCCCTTTGCCCATACCGCCATCACCCTGCGCGTTCGTGCGCCCGTAGCCGTCCGTGCGCAGGCTTTCAAGCATAAGGTGGGGTTCGTTGAAAGTGAAATCTCGCGCAGATACATATCATCCACGCCGGGATTTTTCGTGCCGGAGTTCCGCGCTAAGGCGGAGAATGTCAAGCAGGGTAGCGGTGAGCTGCTGGACGATGAGAAGCAGGAGAAGCTGCGGGAAACCTACGTCGCCTTCATGCAGGGCGCGCAGGTTATGTATCACAACTTCCTCGATATGGGTGTCGCCCCGGAGCAGGCGCGTTTCCTGCTGCCGCAGGGCATGATGACCGAGTGGGTGTGGACAGGCAGCTTGCTGGCGTTTGCCCGTTTCTACCGCCTGCGCAGCGACGCCCACGCGCAGAAAGAAATCCAAGACCTCGCGCGCGAGGTGGGTGCAATTATTGCTGACCTGTTCCCTGTGAGTTGGAAGGCACTAACTGGAGTAAAGCATGATTGACTTCAGGGCTAAGTGGAGACAATTCTGGTGTATTCATACACGATACAAATGGAAGTGCCGTGAAGTAGGGCATCAAACATTTTGTACTTGCACCAACTGCGGGAAGGTGTTTGGGTGAACAGAGAACAAGTAAAACAAATCGCGCTTGAATGTGGTTTTAAGCTCAAGGCACAACCCGATGGCACACAAGACTTGAATCCATATGTTTATGTGTTTGCGGAGAGGCTGATTCAGACCGCCGCCGTAAGCGACTCTTAACTACAAACTAACTGAGGTACACTATGAAAATCAATGAAGAATTCAAAAACGTCCTGTTTTATGGACGCATCTTGCAGGTTAAACGTCATGCGTCACATATCGCTGCCAACGCCGACGGTGAGATTTTTGCGTTTCTTGGCGAACCATACTGTTTGGACGCCAGAAAGATATGGCATGGAGCCGCGCTTACCCGCTTGGACGCGGTAGTCCGGTTTAATGATGACGAAAGCTGGAAGGACACCTTGACTTGCTGCAAAGGCGACGGGCAGGACTGGATGCTTGCACTCAAAACCAAAATAGCCGTTGAGTATGCGCTGGCGAACGCGGATGTAATCTCAAGGGAGACAGCCTTATGCAACATCGTGAACTCCTTGCCGTCCATATTGGGCGAGCCATATACACCTGTTGCATTAAATCAACAGTGGAATGCTTTTTATAAACATTCTGGCGTAATGGGCATAGCAGATAATGACTTCCTTTCAGCGTTGGGTGTAAAGATGTGCCAAGTGGCGATGCGTTATGTCAAGGCGGAGAAATGCGAGCGACTTGAAGACGGTAGTCGTCTTGTGCGGGATTACTACGGTGCTGAACTTGTCCTTCCAGAATGGGCGAAATTTATCTCTATGGATAGTAACGGCAGAGTGTGGGCATACGATGAAAAACCGGAAGCGATTGCGCATGGTAACGGGACGGGCGCGTGGGCAATGTTTGGCGCAGGCGAACTGGGTAGTGTAGGTTGGCGTAGCGTGACGACTGCCGAAAAGGTATGGCGCGATAGCCTACGTGAAGTTAAATTTGCCTAGAAGGAGTAAATCATGACGAACAGCATTGTATGGCTGTACAGCGGCTATGGGGCGAACCCAAAATGATGCCGCAGTCACCGACGTCGCTTCAGACGTTTCTCACCTGCCCGCGCCAGTACGAGGCGAAGTACATCACCCGTGAGGTTAAGTTTCAGGATACCGACCACACGCGCTTCGGTACGCTGCTGCACGCGGCGATTGAAAACTACCTCAAGCACGGGAACCCCCTACCGTCTATCCTGCTTCCGGCAATGGGGACGCTGGCGCGGATGCGTAACATCTTCCTCGGCGCAGAGGTAAAACTCGCGGTGGACTTCAACGGCGCGCCCGTGGACTGGGGTGCTAAAACCGCCTACCAGCGCTGCATCGTGGACGCGATGCTAATCAGCCGCGACCAGAAAACCATCATCTGTGTGGACTGGAAAACGGGCAAAAAGCGCGACGCCTCGATGCAGCACGACTTCATCAAGCACTGCGTTGCCGCGCACTATCCGCAGGTTGAGAAGATTCTGACGATTTTCGTTTACCTGTTTTCAGGCGAAAGCGACAGGCAGGAGTACCAGCCGGGCGGTCATCTGACCCAGATGAAGGTCAATATGGGACTGCTGTCTGATGCCCACCTGCAAAACCAGTTCCCGCCGAAACCGTCTGGGTTGTGCAAGAACTGGTGCGAGTTTAACGGCAGGAAGGCTTGACAGTATCAGGGCTTCCCAGTAATATACAACACATCCGGCGGGTGGGGATTTTCCTCATGTCAGGTACTCTCAAGAAAGCACCCGCTGGAACTAGTTTGCAGGAAGGACGGCATGGTTTCTCGAAGCTCTCCGGTTTCGGTCTGTTGTTGCCCGTGCCGTCCTTCCTGTGGGCTACCCGTGCCACAGGCGTAAAACTCCTTGGGATTGTTGGCGACCAGAATACTGGTTTGTGGTTTTTCTGGTATTCTGGTCGTGTTTTTTCTACAGGACACCAACATGGCAACACGTAAACGTGACTACAAACGGGAGTACGAGCAATTCCACGCCAAGCCAGAGCAGAAAAAACTGCGGGCGATGCGCAATACCGCACGTCGGCAGGCTATCGCACAGCACGGCAAGGAGGCGCTGGAAGGCAAAGACATAGACCACATCAAGCCGTTGTCAAAGGGCGGGAGCAATGCCAAGAGCAATCGCCGCATCACCTCTACCCACGCCAACCGCTCAAGAAATTTGAAATCCAAACGTTCATCCTGAACGCTTGGTGGATGCCCTCGGTAGTGCTTTATTTACCTCTCGCACTGCGCCGTCAGCGTGCCGGGGGTGTCCACCAAGCGGTTAGTAACTCCTCGTGAGGTGATGCCTCTCAGGTGGGAATGCGAAAACAGGGGAAGCTAACCGCTTCCTTTTTTCTTTTCACATCCTTGTTTCAGGAGGCTAACCCATGTACGCAAAACTTACCGAGAAGGCAGTCAAGGAACGCATCAAGCAAATCCTCGACCCTTACATCGCCTTCAGCCACATCTACACTTTCTGCCCGATGACCTTCGGCTACGGCGCATCAGGACACCCTGACCGCATCATCGTAACCAACGGGCGCTTCCTCGGCGTCGAGGTCAAGAAAGACCGCAACAACCATCACACCCGACCAGAACTAAAAGCCAAGCCAAACGAGGTCATGCAGCAGCGCCAGAAAGCCTCCATAGAAGCCGCAGGGGGCGAGTGGCTGTGCATCCATAGTGAGAACCTCGGGGTGCTGGTTTCGTGGCTTAAAAAGAACGCTCCGGCGCTTCCAGCGCACAAGCAGGAATACGTGGACAAGCTGGCGGTGTGGTGATGGCGGTCGTTCTTCCCAATCTTAAAAAAATCGTCGTGCCGATGCCGCACGACCCCGAACACGTCAAGCTGCTAAACCAGCTATTTATTTTCCCGACACTACACCTGCCAGACGGCGACGTCATCGCCCTGCCGCACCACAACGACGTGCTGAAGATGCTGTCCAACATGGGAATCGACACCGAGGGCTGCGACCCGTTCAGCACCTACTACGACCCGCCCACATCCAAGCACGGGCATACGCCGTGGTGGTGGCAGATGGAGACTGCCGCCTTCCTCGCCAGCAACCCCTACGCCTTCGTCACCAGCACGCCGCGCACAGGCAAGACGCTCTCGACACTACTGGCTATCGACTACCTCCAGCGCTACATGGGCGTGCAGGCGGCGCTTATTGTCGCCCCGCTAACCGTTGCGGCAGGCGGCGAGTGGGAGAAAACCTGCGAGGAGTGGTTTCCGCAGAAGCGCGTCCAGCTTATCCACAACGACCGCATGGGCGAAGTGGATAAGCCTGCGGATATTTATCTCATCAACCCGGACGGGTTGTCGCGCGCAGAGCGGGGCAAGGTGTCGGACAAGCTGCGACAAAAGGTAGAAGCCGGACGCATCGGCATCTGCGTGTTCGACGAGCTGACCGAATATGGCGGCAGCAACGGCAAACCGACGCAGCGCTGGCAGGCAGCGCACAAGGTCGCCAGCAAATGCCCCTACCGATGGGGGCTGACCGGGACACCGGGCGCACCGGATAAAATCTATCTGCAAGTTAAGCTCATCAACCCGTCACAAGTGCCAGACCAGTACATCCGCTGGAAATACATGACGATGCAGAAGATTACGCAGTTCAAGTGGATTCCCAAGCACGGACACGAAGCGCTCGTTAAAGCCGCCATGTCGCCCTGCATCCGCTTCGACAAAGAGCAGCTCATGAAAATACCCGTGCCGCAGGTGCTACGGGAAGACGTGCCGCTCTCGCCACAGCAGCGGGCGATGAGCAAGGAGCTGGTGGAGCAGTTGCAGTACATGATTGACACCAACACCGTTGAAGCGACGACAGCATCTACGCTGGCGCAAAAATTGTTGCAGGTGTCTGGCGGCGCGGTGCGGGCGAAAAAGGAAGGTGAAGCTAGCATTGTCCGGGTGGACGCCACGCCCAAGCTGACACGTCTGGCGGAGCTGCTCCGCGCGACACCACGCAAGAAGGTGGTGTTTTCCAGCTTCACGGCGGTAAACGATATGCTGGTGGAGTTCATCCGCAGCGAAGGGTTTAGCTGCGAGAAGATTGACGGCAGCGTGACCGGACTGGCGCGCTCGAAAATTCTGCGTGATTTTCTCGACGAGCGAGAGCCGCACGTCCTCGTGTGCCACCCGCGCACAACGGCGTTCGGGGTGGAGCTGGCGAGTGCGGATTACATCATCTGCTACGGCGTACCGCTGACCGGGGCGTTCATGTATCAGCAGATGTTTGAGCGCTTGTCGTCGGCGCGGCAGACGGCGAAGGAGACGTTCGTGGTGCATCTCTCGGCAGGCGCGCAGGACAAGCTGGCGTTTTCGGCGCTGGAGCGCGGGGTGAACATTGAGCGGAATATTGTTAATTTATTTACGAAAAACATTTCCGGCTTTGAACACTAAATTTCAAATAAGAACCCCTTGACAGCTAGGCTATCAAGGGGTAAACTTATACGCACATTCTGACTAACCATTCAATCATACAGGAGGCATTTATGCCGAAACAAATAGAAATCCCACAGGAAATTTATTCATCCGACAAAGCGTGCGCGGAGTTCATTGTACGTATCAACGAACAGCTTGGCAAGCTCTCGGACTGGGAGAAGATGCTGAAAACCGCTAAGGCGACTGCCGAGGAGCATCTGCTCAGTCGTATGGACGCAGAAGGCGCAAAACACTTCGCCTTCGACGGTGTCGGCACGTTCGCCCGTCGCCAGAGCGTCAAGTGCAGCTTCCCGACAGAAGAAGCCGGTGGACGTGAGGCAGCAGGTGCCTGGTTAGACCGACTGCTTGCCGATGGCATCATCACCACGCAGCACGTGTTGTATGCACAGCAGGCGCGCCTTGTACCGGACAGCGTGCTGGCGGTTGAACGCCTTGCCTGCGAGCATAACTGGAAGGTGCTGCTAAACGCTGCCCTTATCAGCGCAGACGAGTTGAACAAGCAGCAGCAACAACTGGACGATGGCGTCACTACCTACGACCAGATTCTAAACCAGCAGCAGGCGTTCGCGACCCGCGTGCAGGAGCTGAATGTTCACCGTGTGCTTGCCGGACAACCAGAGCTTCACCTGATAGCTGCCAGTCCGTTCGGACACTTCGTGGAAACCAAACTTTCCGCCCCCCGTAAATCCGCTTAACCCTTTTCTTAACCAACCCGGAGTAATCCCCATGACAAACCAAGTCATTCCCTTTGGCAACGCCAATGTGCCAGTCCCGCAGATGAACGCTGACTTCGCCGCGAAAATCGCCGCGCAATGGCAGCAAGCAGCCGCTCTCGCGACCAACGCGCCGAACCGCATCACCTTCAAAAGCAACCGCTTCAACATCTCCAAAGGCGGCGGCGAACCGGTGCAGCTTTCTGAACTGACGCTCGATGTGCATATCGTTGCGGTCAATCCGCAGTTCCACTACGTCTTCTATGACCGTACCTACGACGAGAGCGAGAAGACAGGTGTTGCGCCCAAGACGCTTTCCCGCTATCCGCTCCCGGACGAGAAATTCGACAGCCCGCCGCCAGCCGGTTTCGTGCAGCGTAACTACCGCCAGCGCGCTATTGTTATGCTGGCAAACGACCCGCAGCATGAGCTGTATGTGGTGGACTTCGGCTATAAGTCCGTGCGCCAGTCTGGAAACGCGAACGTCGGCACGTGCAGTTTCGCTACCCTGCTGAAAACGATGGGCGACTTCCAAGCGTCGCACGGCATCATGCCGTTTACCTTCACCGTGCAGCTTTCTTTCGATGGCAGCCAGTCTGTACCTGTCGTCGCCTTTAGCCTGTACGACCTGCGCAACCGCAGCAACGAAGTTCGCTTCGCGTCTGAACCTGCCATTCAGGCGATGGTTGAGGCGATGACTAACGGCACGACTGACCGCCTGCTGGACATCCATTTCGATAACACGACGGAAAACGCCACGGTTAATGCAGCTCCGCCGCAGCAGCCGCAAATGCAAGTTCCGCCACAAGGTCAGGTGCAGCCTCCTCAAATGCAACCTCAAGGCCAACAACCTCCTGCGTGGCAGCAACAAGCTCAGGCGCAACCGCAGATGCAACAACCTCAAGGTCAGCAGCAGACGCCTCCGTGGCAGCAACAGGCGCAGTTCCAGCCGCAGATGCAACCGCAGAATGAACAGACCGCACCAGCGGGCATGGCAGCACTCTAAACCCAACAGGCACAAGGACGTGCCGCATACCGAATCATGAAAAAGAAACGCTATCAAACAGTAATCGACGACCTGCTAGTCGCCATGCGCGATAGCGACGTCAAGCGCCCGGTAGTCGCCACGCTTGCCGGAATCCCCTACATCACCCTCGATAAATATCTGCGCAAGGAACGCAGCATCAGCACGACGTCCATCGCTCAACGGCTGGTGGTTATCACCGACGTGCTTACCCGGCTTGTCAAGGAAGGACAACTCCCCATACCGGAAGAAATCAGTTACAACCAGCGCTCTGCGACAGCGATGGAAATTATTAGCTCACACCTGACCCGCGATAGAGGCTAACCCATGACCGCTTCCCTCACAGACTTTCTCCGTGCCGTCCTGCCCGCCTCCGGGGTGTATGTGTATGCCTACTCGGACGACGGCGGGCTGAAAGACGGTAAGATGCGGCAGAAAGTGCTGGAGCGCCAAGACGAACTTGTCCAGACCGCAGGCTATTTTTATCAACTGCCGCGCGACGTGTGGTTCGCGCTGGCTGCGTACAAGCAAGGCTGGCATATCGTGCAGACTCACAAGGGCGAGAAAAACCAGCTTCGCACGCGCAACAATGCCCGTGCGGTCAAAGCGTTATGGCTTGACCTCGACGTGGGCGAGAAAAAGGATTACAAAACCCGCGCCGAAGCGCTTACTGCCCTGCGCGATTTCTGTGTCGCCAGCGGTATGCCCTGCCCGTGGGTGGTCGCATCAGGTGCCGCAGGATTGCACGTTTACTGGGCGCTGGAGGCGGAAGTAACACCCGACGAATGGCAGTACCTTGCCGACCGCCTGCGCGCCGCCTGCGAAGCTCTGGGGCTGCACGCCGACCCGATGCGGACGCGCGATATTGCCAGCGTCCTGCGACTGCCCGGCACGTGGAATATGAAAGGTGGTATGACGGGTGCGGCGCTGGTGGAAATCCGCGTCGTGGGCGCGACCATGCCCTACGCCTTCTACAAAGAAAAACTCGATGCCTACGTGCCGAAGGCGACCAGTCATGTTCCCACACTCCCGCAGGTGAACGTGCCGGACTACGTCAAGGCGGCAGCCGATAGCACGTTCATGCGCTTTTTCCAGATTCCCAAAGCAGACTTCCCAGAACGCAACGCCGCAGACATCGTCGCTGGATGCAAGCAAATACGCACCATGAACGACGGCAAAGAGCCGACGTGGCGTGCGGCGCTGTCCGTGCTGCGTTTCTGCACCGACGGGCGCGAAACGGCAGAGCGCCTCTCGACCAACCCCAAGTGGCACAGCGAATACAGCATCGACGAAAAGTTCGCATGGCTGGAAGCCAACGACATCAAGCCGATGCACTGTAGCACCTTCGCCGAATACCGCCCGGAAGCGTGCGAGGGTTGTCTGTTTGCGGGCATCGTCAAGTCACCCATCAGCGTGCCGAATGCCCCGCTTCTCGCGCAGGAGGCGCCTCCTGCCGCCCCAAAGGACGCCACCCCTAGTCAGGATACTAGTCTGCCACCACGACCCGCGATAACGCTTCCTGTGCCGTCTGGATGGGCAGCGGAGGGGGAAGACCTATCACCAGCCGCTGAACCCGAATCCAACCTGCCCAAGTATGAATACCAGACGGTTAGGGTAAACGAAGGCGGATGTTTCGTGCGCTGCAAGGACGCCGAAGGCGACTGGTACTGGCGCAATATTTACTCATACCCCGTTTATCCGGTGCAGCGGATTAAAGCCCGCACCGCAACAGGCGAAGTTCAGATGAGCTACGTCTTCCGTAAACACCACCTGAAAGGGTATGATGATGTGCAGATACCGGGCGAGACCCTGATGGGGCAGGGGCTAAACGCTTACCTCGGCTCTGTCGGTTTTCTGCTGCACGACAAAGACAGAAAGTTGATGGGACAGATGCTAATCGAACTTCTCAAGCAAACCGAATCTACCCTTGCCGAAACCACGGTCACAGACCAGCTCGGATGGGACAAAGACCAACAGAGCTTCCTGTTAGGCGACAAACTGTACAAGGCAGACGGCAGCGTCATCGAAATTGCACCGAAGGGAAAAGCCGCGATTTACAGCGGGCTGACCCGTCCGCGCGGCTCGCTCGACACATGGAAAGCGATTGCGGAAACCTACAACCGCAAGGGCATGGAGTGGGCGCAGACGACACTCGCTGCGGCTTTCGCTTCCCCGCTGATGCCCATCGGCGCGTTGGAGAGTGCAGCGCTTCTGTTCCTCACCGGCGAGAAAGGCGCGGGCAAGTCAGCCGCACTCTCGCTTGGCATTTCCGTCTATGGAGACCCGTCGCCGCGTACCGGGTTGATGATAAACAAGGAAGACACCTACATTGCCCGGTTCGCCAAGCTCGGCATCATGAACAACATCGCCGCGGGCTTTGACGAGATGACCGATATTTCACCGAAGGACGCTTCCGATATTGCTTACCAGCTCACCCAAGGTCGCGGTAAAGACCGGATGCAGTCAGGTGGCGAGAACCTGCAACTCAACACTACATTCTGGTCGTGCCTGCCCGTGATGAGCGCAAACAGCAGTATCATCGCCTCGCTCGCTAACCACAGCCATGATGCTTCCGCCCAGATGAGCCGGGTGCTGGAGATAAAGGTTAAGCCACTCGGCGAAGTTTATACCCCGGAGGAGTTCGAGGAAAACGAACGCCTTATCCGCAAGCTGCCGCAGAACTACGGCGTGGCGGGCGATGTGTATATCCGCTACGTAACGACCCACAAGGAAGAAATCGAAGACGAGCTGTATGAGATGGAGAAGCTCATCCGCAAACGTGCAGGCATCGGCAGCAACTACCGCTTCTGGTCGTACATGACTACTCGCATGATGGTCGGGATGCGCATCGCCCGTGACTTGGGGTTGATTAACTACGACCTCGACAACCTGCTGGAATACCTGCTGGGGCTTATCGCTGAAGGCAAGCAGACTATCGGACAGAGCCTGATGTCACCGGAAGGCATGATTGCACAGTTTATGAACGAGCATGAGGGCGCGCGGATTGTGGTCGCCGCCCATGTCCGCCCGTCAGATATGCCCGACCAGCCCGGCAAAGGCGTGATGAACGACGTGAACTACGTCAAGAAACAAACGGTGCCGGGTCGTGGTATCCAGATACGCTACGAGATGAAGGAAGAACGCGCGTTCATCTCGATGCCCGCTATCAAGCAGTGGTGCAAACGCCAAAACATCGGCGCGCCGGAATTTATCCGCAGTCTCGAAGCGCTCTACGGCAAGGTGATAAAACCTCAGAAAATCGACTTGGGAGGCTTTACCGTCTCCAGAGGCGCAGGTAAGACTGAATGTATCTGCGTAAAAATCCCCCTCGATATATCACTCGAGGGTTATGAAAACTTAACCGAGGAAAACTCATGAGTAATCTTAGCAAAGTAAAACTTATTGCAGCCGTCGCTAAAGACGCAGGCATTACCCAAGACAGCGCCCGCAAAGCTCTGGACGCCATGTGGTCGCACGTCGTAGAAACCCTCCGTGCAGGCGGTCGTGTGGAAATCCGCGATGTGGGTTCATTCCAGAAGAAAACCCGTGCCGAGCGCAAGGGCAAAAACCCGCAGAATGGTGAGCCGATTACCATCCCTGCAAAGACTTATATCCATTTCAAGGCGTCAGAGAATCTGAACGTCTCCATCCTCTAACCGCACTTGTGCAGACTAAATGAGCCACAAACGAATTTGTGGCTCATTTTTTGTTGATTGTGGGACACAAACAGGTCAGCGCCACTCATACCGCGTGACAGACCCTTCGATGCGGGTCGCCTGCACCAGCCCGGCGTGGCGGGCAGCGCAGTCGTGGTACTGGTTGGCAGCGGTGATTATCCACAGCGTCATGTCCTTGCCCGTCATGCCCGCCAGCGGTTGCAGTGCAGGGCAGGGCTGCGTTAGGTCAGCAGGCGGCTCATGCGCGAGATACGGGACGGTAACGCGGGTGCAGGCGGTGAGGAGAAGTGGAAGGAAAAATTTGACTTTCATGGGAATGCCTGTGGTATAGTTAAAAACGCTAGTGCGTTACTAGCGTTTTTAACAGTTGAGGTTATATATGAAGACTATGAGAAATGGTATCACCGATGAGTACCGTAGTGAAGTGATGCAAAAAATCCATGCGTCCCATACCGGGGCGAAACCGTGCGTGGAATATCAGGGGGCATTGTTGATAGCAGGCGAACCGATAGCTTGCGCGGTTTTGAGCGACGGATTGTTCGTGTTGTCTGCGGAGGACATCGCCCGGTTGTTGGAACTAAACCCTGACTACCCGCTTCTAGCTTGCGCAACAGATACTATACATTTACTGGACGCCGATATGTGGGCAACGTTGCCTGTAGTCCCGGTAGATTCTCCAACGCTATGGGTATGCGATGTAGGTTTTCTGGACACGCTGGCTGTTCTGCGGTGGTCTGATAGCAACCGAGCGCAGTTGTTGTCAGATGAAGTAACCGACAATCTGGTAGATGGTGGAGGATTGCATGGCATGATTGAAGAAGCCACCGGGTATGGTTACGCCCGTTATGCGTATGTTATTGCATCCGAGTTGGAGGACTATGTGGACAAGCGCATCGCTTGCTGGCTCTCCGGGTTTCCGTGGCAATTCTGGCAGGCGTGGTGGAGGTTGAACGGCAAACAATTTTACCGAGGCGAACTATCCGTATATGAACGCACCGAGCTTGGAGATTTTATAACTCGTGTATTTGAACTGTGTTTGACGCCTACGCAACTTGACGCCGCGCGGCGGGAAGCGAAAAAGATGTTTCAAGAAAAGCGGTTTATCGGTGGTACGCTCCCAGAAAACAAGGCTTGTCAGCCATTTACCCAGTTGGTTGAAAATCTGAACAATGTACTGCGGGAAGCACAATCGCAAGATAAGGCGGAAGAAACCATAAGGGCTTTGTATGGGAAATAATAACTACAAGGGCGGCAAAGCGCGAATGGCATCCCTTACCCCGGAGCAGCGCAGGGAAAACGCCCGTAAAGCACGTGCTGCTAGGCAGGATGACCTTGCAGAAGTAATCTGCAAACGAGATGTACTGCGTTTAGGCGGATTGCAGTTACCCTGTGCAGTGGTGAAAGAAAAAAACAGCAACGAACCAGTGCGTGTGGTCGCAGAACATGGAATCGTGGCAGTAGTGTATGGCTCGGCATCCGCAGTTTCGGGTACGGCAAAACGCTTAAGAAAGAAAGAGTTACAAGACGGGCAGGCCGAAACCCCCCTTTTTCTTGCCGATTTAGCGCTTAAACCTTTCATTTCTATACATAATTTGGAGCAGGCCGCAGCAAAAAGAATCGCTTGGCGTGACGGCTCAAGGGTTGTATACGGGTACGATGTCCGCATCCTTACAGCAGCTTGCCGAGTGTGGTGTGACGCCGCTGACGCTGGGGTGCTAACTGCATCCCAAATGAAAAAGGCACTACGCGCGAAAGCTGTTTTGACGGCTGTTGCGGATGTCGGCATTATTGCAATGATTGATGAGGCTACCGGGTATCAAGCGATGCGACCACAAACAGCACTTGCTGAAATATTTGAAGCCTTTATCACTGAGAAAATACGCCCGTGGGTAAAACGGTTTCCTGACAAGTTCTATCTGGAACTTGGCAGACTTACCAATACTCCCCTTCCGCAGTTTCATTTGGGAAGAAAGCCGTGGTCTTTTATCGACTATACCAACGATATTGTTTACGCCCGGCTCGCGCCACACTTGCTAGAGGAGCTAGACAATGCGGGCAAGAAACTTGGGAAAACGAAATACACGAAAAAGCATCAACTTCTCTCAGATGATGTAGGGCATCCAAAATTGCAGGAACACTTTAGGGTTGTAATTGCAATCATGGCGTTATCTGAAACAGAACAGGATTTTTTCCAAAAACTGGATGTCGTTTTGCCAAAATTTATAGACCCCCCGGCAGTAGATACTAGCCTTCTTCCTGCCGTCTAAAACAAAATCCCCGCACTTAGCGGGGATTTTGTCATGCTTCGTTCGTACTTACCTTGCCGTCTGAAGACAACACCGGAAGGTCATACCGCCCTTCGGCAGGTGCGCCAGTCTTTCCACACCAACGATATGCCAACACACGGGCTTTACTGAAAGGTTTGATACACACTTGGTTGCTTTGGTTGCCGCCCAGAACCATCAGGTTGCCTGCTTTGTCCTTGCCGACGACGAAGCCCACATGACCGCCTGAGCCGCGCTCGAAGACGACCACGCAGCCATAAGCAGGCTTGGAGAGCGCTGTGCCAGCTTTTGCCCACGAGCGAGCCATAGGGAAAGATTTAGGTATGTGGACACCAAGACCCGCACGGACAAGACAGGCGGCGACGAAGCCCCCGCACCACGGCGTGCTGCCAATATTCCACACAGCTTCTTCTAACCGATGTAGCTGACCGATAGCCTCGAATCCGTCGCGCCACATGGCGATGACCTTAGAAGTGTTGGCGTTTTCTTCCACACCGAGGAGTTTGCGCCCTTCGGCAATCCAGTCGAGTTCGTTCATTTGCTTCCTCCAATTACCTTGTTGATTTCATCCAACCCTGCCTTGTCAATGCAGTCGGTGCGATACACCGGCTTCTCCACAATCTCCCGCACTTTCACAATCCGCTCTTTCTGTTTGGCTTCGGCTTCCGCACGCGCCTCCTGATACATCTTGCTGGCGGCACTCATCTGCTTCGCGTGGGCGTCGGCGGCTTCCTGCGCCCGGCGCTTCATGTTGTCCACTTCCAGCTTTGCCGCGTGGACTTCTTTCTGCATATCCTGCCGACCAACGGCTTTGCCAGCATCGTAGCCGCACCAAAGCATGAACAGGCAGGCTGCGGCGTAAATATAGGGTTTGTAGTTCATTCGTCCTCCTCGTCATCATCTTTCGTAGCAAGCCCCAACACCTGCCGCACCTTGTTGTGTAGCCATTCCGTACCGTCCCCGATAATACCTTTAATCACATCCGGCAGCGTCGCGTTGATGTTGATATACACATCGTCTGCCAGATAGCCGATACCGAACCCAATAAGGGAACAGGTAACGACTGTACCGTCAGAAAACCAGCGCTCAATGGCAAAAGCCGTGGAAAGAAGCGCTAGCACCATGATGATTATATAGTCCCGCAGACCGATTTCACTCCAGCGCGTGCCGACCAGCACCGCGAAGAAAGCGAAACCGACGCCTGCCGCTAAGTTCGTGTGGATTCCATTAAGTTCGGTCATGCAGTTCCATCCGGTCAGCACCTCCAGACCGGATGGAGGGCGGTTGCAATTTGTTTCTGGAGTATCTGCTGAACTCCCGCCCGGTCGTCAGGCACAGTAACCCCAACAGGGGGAATAACCACATCGCCCATGTGAACGGTGGATATTTGGTTACAAACGCGCCGCCGAGGATTATAAACACCAGCCCGGTAATTTGTAGGAGAAAATCGCTCCACACCCGGCAGCGGATGCAGTTATTCATGGCAAGTAGCGTCATCGCAGATTGTGCAAGGGATAGCGTCATCAGGGCAATCGCCCACGAATTAGCATCAGCCGTGCCGACACGATAATACGGCGGCACGAGGTCGAACCCGAACATGATGCCGAACACCAGAAGCAGTACACAACTGACGAATTTTACTAATACAGCACTCATGGGCAACACTCCATCTGGCAGACAATATCGCGCACCGCTGCCGGGGTAATCTCCCATCGCACGCACGTTCCGGTCGGAAACGACTGCGCAGGGGTATCTTCCAGCGCGCGGGTGAGTTTGAGCGACCCGCCGTGGTTGGTTAGCTGCACTACTTCTGTCTGCGTGCCGTCAAACAGCACGAGGTAGGTGTAGTCGCCGTCGGCGGCGAGACGCTTGCGCAGCAGGGCGAGGTGCTGCTCGTACACAGGCAAGTCGAGGTCGGTATCGAGTATCTTGTCGGTGGTATTCGAGTTAAACCCGGCAAATTGGACGTATCTCACGGGCAGTCTCCTTTCTCACAATCTTTGTCGGTCATCTGGCAGACGGCGTCGCGGACACCCTGTGCAGTCATTACGAAAAACACGCCGATGCCGCAGCGCTGGCAGCGCGGGGCGGTACACTCCATACCCCGGTCTATAACCAGTTTACTGCACACGTTATGCACGCGCACAATCTCGCTGACACGCCCCTCGCGCAGCTCCAGATACGACCAGTCGCCATCGTCTAGCCGCGAGAGCAGGTGCTGGTACGCCGTCTCCGGTATAGGCAGGTGGCGCCCGTCGATGGGTAGTCCTTCGCGCAGGTGCGTCTGGAAACCATAAAGCGGAATATACATCAGCACCCCCTCGTAGCGGCAAGGTTGGACGTGTCGATGCCACGCAGCGGCATCTGGTAGGGCAGGTAGTCCACGTCGAAGCGGATAGCCGTCTCGGTGTAGTTCTTCTCGCTCGTGTGGTGGCGCTCGGCGGGATACGTGCCGTCATCTTCGACCAGCACGACCGCTTCCAGCCGCCCAAGCCCTAGCTCTTTCATCATGTCGTCCAGCACGAACACATACATCCCGTCACAGTCGATGTCGTGTAGCGGATAAATCACCGACGGCTGCGGTTTATCCACCCATCGCGGGCGGGGTGGAAGCGATGGGCAGCAACCGCATTCAGCGGGTTTTACAGGCTCGCAAACCAGCTCCCGCTCCACACACCCTCCCCGGCGCAGAAGAAGCGCAGGGACAGCCGTACAGACGCCACAGGACGCGAGGTCAAGTTTTATCTGGCTGGTCGCCGGGCAGATTTCAATGAGCGGGCGGCGGCAGCGGCTCATTCTAGTAGTCGTCTTGCATCTCATAAGCGTCTTCGTTGTATTGGCGTAGGAAATTCTGGTCGCTATTTTCGATGGCATTCCATTGGTTTTCAAGGGCTGCACGCAGTTGCGCATTTTCCTCCCCTTTAGCCTTCGCTTTCAGGTAGGCTTCCGACCCTTCTTGGAACTCCTTGATGGCTTTCTGGCGTGAGGTCTTGTGAATAACCGCGTCGCGGACAAAGGACGCTTCCCACTCTGGCGCGCCAGCGGCAACCATCTTGGCGTACAGCAGGCGTGCCTTGCGGTTCTCCCTCCCCTCGATACCGAAGCGCTTGTATTCGCTCTTGTCGTGCGAGATTTCAGTGATGCCGTAGCTCCCCAAGATGGGGTAAATATCATCGAGCATCTGGTACACCCGCGCCTCGTCGTCCAGCGCGTGTGGCGACCACGCCATGTCCATCCCGATAGCGGTAACGAGCGCGCCTGCGGCTTCCCCTTTCGTCTCGCGGTTGCCGAGGTACTTCTCGGACTTGTCCGCCAGCAGGGAGGTCGGTATCGCTTTGAGCGGACCATAGCTGAAAGTTTCCAGCAGGTGCTTGAGCGTTTCTGGGCGTACGTCGATACCCATGCCTGTGAGTGCCTGTGCGGTGTCCTTGTAGGCTTCCGGTATATTGAACCCACCTTGGTCGGCATCGCGTTCGCCTCTGGGCGTTTCGCGATTGTAGATTTTCTGCCCGGTGTACGCCTTTGTGTTTGTCATCATCTCGACAAACGGCACAGCCAGCAGCGGGGCGAAACTAAGCGCCGCACCTGCACCCACATCGCGGTCAAACGCTGCGCCGCTCGCCACCTGCACAGGTGAGGTGTTGTCCATCACCAGTCCAAGCATGGAGCGGCTCATGTCAGAAGCGCTCTGTTCGCCGTAGGCGAGGCGGTAAAGGTTGACTGCCGTCCCCCACATCAGCTTGGGCATCCCGAAGCCTACAGGCGCACTCCAGACACCACCATCCGGCGTGCGGATGGGGATGCCGTTCATGAGCGTGCCGATGGGCATACGGGCAACCAGCGGCACACCGTCATCGTCGTCGCCGATAGCGCCTGCGGCGAGGGCAAGGATAGCCATCATGGCAGCAGTCCCGCCAGCGAGGTACAGGGTGGTGAAGCCACGCTCGCCGGGATTCCAGTATTCACTCAGCGTCCGCATCAGGTTGTAGTGACCGGAGAAGGTGGAGCGCACGAACGGGTACATGGTAGATAGCCCGCGTACAATCTCGCTGCGGGTGCGGGTCGGGTCATACTGGTCGCGCACCCGATTGGCGCGCTCGTGCTTGTTCACGCCTAACTCGCGGTACGCCAGATAAGACGCCAGCGCCGTCGTTACCTGCGGCACTTCCGTCATGCGCTGCACGTAGTATTCGGCAATATCCCCAAGCCATGCCTTGCCCTGACCGGCACCCAGTTTGTTTGCTGTCGTGCCTAGCATCCTTGAGGTGGTATCCAGCAGACGGTCAAGGTCAGACTTGCGCAGGTCGCTCATCACGGAGTGCTTGTCCGTCTGCGTCGTCATCAGGTTTATCGCACCTTCCCCTACGGCTTCATCCAGCGTGCGCTGAAGTTCTGTCACCAGCTCTCCTGTGGAGAGGTAGCGCATGATTTCGTTCTGCGCTTCCAGACTAGAAGCGAGGCGCGCGAGGTGCGAGGCGTAGGTCTTGGCAAGCGTCCAGCGATTGATAAGGTCGCCGTTTTTGTCCTTGACCGGGCGGGCAATCATAATGCTTATCCGCTCGATGCTGTCCCGCACCCAGTTGTACACGTTCCAGACAGGGCGGAAGGTCGTCATCATCCGCGCGGCAAACCGGGTAATTGTCCCGGCGTTGCGCCCGATACGCATCATGAAGCTCTCGCTGGTGTCCGAGGTGTAGTAAACCTCTTGCTGGATTGCCTTGTCCGTAAAGTAGTAGTGGTAGTCCACCAGCTCACCTGCGCTGTTGTAGCCCTTAGCGCGGATAGCGCGGATGCGTCCACCCGGTGCTGCGATGGCAGTCTGCAAGTGGGCAGGCAGGTAATCCTCCATGCCCGGACGCACACGAATAAGCCCCGGCAGCTTGCCTTCCGGCTGGCTGTTCAGCGCTTTTAGCGTTTCTTCGTCGAGGTTGCCCGCCACGGAGTAAGGCTTGCCGATTGTGCCTTCGTAGAGCTGCTGCACCGCCTGCAACCAGCCCTGCTGCCCCACACGCCCTGCGGTGTTCATCGCATACACCTTCATGTTGGTATAGGCGTCTTCCGCCGGGCTGGTCGCGCCCTTACGCTTGAAGCGGGAGAGGTCGCGGGTAAGCCCCATCGACTTCGCCTGTGCCAGCGGGATACCTTCCAGCAGTCTGTCCATGCGGGAGGTCTGCATGATGCTGGTGCTTTCGTCAGTCTTGGATACATCTTCCTGCGGCGAGTACAGCGGCACGTACTCCTTGAAGCCCATCTCGTTGTACATCGCGAGCTGGTCGTTGGTTACTACTCCGGCAGCGGCGGCGAAGTTGCGGATGCCCTGAATGGTCTGCACCAGCTCTTTGCTGTGCGCTTCAATCTTGGCAAAATCCTCGCCGTATTTGTCCTTGAGCGCTTGCAGCTCGGTCTTAGCCTGCGCCTCGGTGTAACCCCCCGGCAGGTCAGTCGTGCCGTCCCACTCCTCGCGCCCGTAGTACATATCGCGCTGGCGGTCGAGTAGTGTCTGGGCGGCGTCGATGTCCTTCAGCAGTTGAAGCTGCTTACTCGTCCACGTTTGCTGAATCTGCGACCCGGCAGCGGTAGAACGGATTTGCGCTTCCACCTCCTGCAAGTCCAGCTTCATCTTGGCGATTTCCAGCTCTGCGCCTTTCCACATCTGCTCCGCGCCTTCGTTGAGGATGTGGTTCAGCGTGGCGGTTCTGCCGGTGTCGGTTTCAATCTCGCCGTGACTCCGACGCATCTGGCTGGCAAGCGTGGCGGTCTGCATGACGAGTGGGTGGATGAGCGTCTTGTGTAGCTGCGCATACGCCCCGGATGACTTGGCGCGTACCTGCGAGAGCATCTTGCTGGCGATGGCGCTGTCGGCTTCGTGACCGAACGCAGCAGACCCAACACGGTGCAGAAGATTATCGAACGCAACCGTCGCCCCGCCTGCGAAGCGCATGAATGCCTGCAACATCCCCACACGACTAGCGTCTGTCTGGTCGCCACGCCAGCGCCTGCGGTCACGGAAGTCACCGCTCTGGGTGTAAGAGCGGTCGGTCAGCACACCGCCGAGGTTGTACTCTAGATTGCTCATCATGGAGAGCAGTTGCTGGTATTGCGCCTCATCGCTGGAATACCGCATCGCGAAGGCGTGAATCCAATCAGCTTTATTCTCCAGCGTGGGCTGCTGGCGAACAGCCTGCGCGACCGCCTGCGCCAGCGGCGTCTGC